AAAACCCCTCTATTTCGGAAACAAAGAAGTATGAACCTATATCTGAAACATAAACGACTGGTCTTTTTGTCATTTCCTTAAAATCAGTTGTAGTAAATACACCCTTTAAAGATAACAATCTTTCACGCCTGATCTTATCTAGGAACAAAACATAATTTTCATCAAGAAGAGTTTGCCAATTAATTCCAGTAAATTCAGCTCTCCAGTTTATACCTGTTCCAACCTGAAATAAACATATTCTAATATCAATATCGTTTCTTGTAAATTCGGCAATGTTATAAATAGGTAAATCGATAACTGAATTGGTTCCGACCAAAACTTCATTTGAAGCACTCATTTCAACTGACAGAAACTCTTTGGCCTCCTTTGCATTCTCATTATCAACCCTATAAAATGCACTGCCTAAAGAAGATGGAATGTCGTCATCGTTTTTATAGGTAAATATATTTAACTGTGCAAATGTTTTTCCGGACTTTATTGGTGGAAATTCCTGTATTTTTCCCGAAATATCATAAGCGTTATTAGTGGAAATAATATCTTGAAAGGATGAAAGGGCTATTTCTTTTGCTAAATCGTCAATATCCAGTTTAATAAACAACTGCTTCAATGGTATTTTGACTAATTCACTTTGTATTAAATCGGGTAGATTGTAATCACTCAGAACTAAAAAACCATCTAATATGCTAACGTTCGGAGATGACTCAAATGAACCACTTACATCAAATATCTTCCCCTCATCAATACTAGGGTAAATTCTAACATCTCTGAATAATAAGGGATCTTGTAAATCAAATGTGACCTTTGATCCGATCTCAATATCATCAGTATTCAGGTTTATAAAGTTTTCACCAACGTATATATTTATGAATTGCGATTTAAACCCTCCTGAACTGTCTTCAATAATTACCTCAATCTTTGTGTCAAAAGCTGAAGAGACAGTCCCTTTAACAATCCACGACTGAGAATATAATTGATTCACTAATTCCCCAGCAATATCAGCGGTGTTCCCTGCTTTTGAGAACTCAATTGTTCCCGTTGATAGGTCTAATATTCCATCTGGTACGGAAATATCTATAAACTTATTTCTATAATCGCAAACTTTGAAACCGTTGTGGTTAGCGGTAAACCCTAAATTGTCCAATTTTCCGTCCAACAGGCTACCATAGTCGATAGTATAGCCTGTAGACGACACAATGTTATCAATGAGAGTTTTAATTCTGTATTGAGGACGAGAGAACACTAGATTATTAAGTGCCGTTTCTCCTGTATCGCTGGCCTCTGAATCTAGCGCCCACAACCAAGGGCTGTCTGTTTTAGCTTTAAGGATTGCGAAACTGGCCGCGCCAAATACAAAGTCTTCGTCATATAGTATCAAGTCATTCAGTTTGTCACGCCCTGCAATTGTCCAGAAATCGTCACCCTCTGCTAGTTGGATTTTGGTTCCCTTTTTAGGATCGTGCTCAACTACGATAACGGTTCCTGTTGATACAATATTCTGATTAAGAGTTAAGGTATATTTTTGGCGTTCCTCGAAAGCCTTATTGTTTGAATTAATGTGTCCTGGAAATAGTATTGATTTCTGTGATAAGCTTGACAAGGGCAAATTAACCTGATTAGATATCGTAATTCCGCGTTTTGAAAAATCATTCAGCAACAAATTAACCAAGAATAGTTTAAAACTTTCTTTAGAATTCAGTTCTACATTTTCACCGTTAATTTGAAGATTAAACATATCATACAGTCATTAAGTCGGGTTCTTTGAGTCTACCTGTGAATGATATTGAATAATCTTTATCAATTCGAGGCGTTTTAATATTTGCGTCTAACAATCCTACTGGAGTCAGAACGCTATCTTTTGCAACAATGAAAATTCTAGGGCTCTTTAATATGCTTCTGACATAAAAATACTCTTCTCTGGATAATGATCCCGATAGAAACGGTCGGTCGTTTTCTTCTTCTGTTGGTATAGTTCTAAAGTCATCTGACACGCTAACCTGAGTATATGTAAAAGAATCCTCGTCATCTTCCAAATTAGAACTAAATAACCATTGCTTCACGCCTCCATTATGAACCCACATTAATACATACTCTTCAATGAGCTTTTCTGAATCGCTCTCTGAACTTGGTTTTATTTTTCGGTAAACTGTCATTTATTATAAAATAGCTCATTCCAGTAGTGTTCTTTCAATTCATCTGAAGAACCGTTAAAATCTATTTTGGTTCTTTCAGACATTAGACTAATTGGTACATTCTTTCCATCATAATAAAATGTATTGTTTTCGTGCGATCTTTTTAAATAAAAATGAGCTAGTTCGTGATATATTAATTTTTGCCTGAGAAAACTATTCCAATTATATTTAGTAGTATCTATTCTGATTAAATTTTTTGAATGATATGTTCTTGCCGCTGGTCCTCCTTCTATGCTTTTCACCAATTCAATTTTTAGTGATGAATTTTTAATTTTAATTCCTCTCGTTTTTGATTGATATATAAATTCCTCAAATTCAATTCGAATAGGTGTACAATCGCATTTATTAATATCATAATCAAATGTCATACACGATGCCAATAATATAAATATGATACCAAGCCCCTTCATAGTTTCTATTGCCTCGTTTTTATGGTTATAAAGAAATTCAGGTCGGCAATACTACCGGCCACTTCTGTTCCTATTGATACTCTAGTTCCCGAGTCTTCATATATAAACGCTCTAGAAATATCACTAGCAACTGGTACGTTTCCGGGTGCAACAGATGATGTTCTTAATGAGTTTACAGATATTGCATAGTTGCTTGATTCCATCAATGCGACTGTTAAATGAACAGCGTTTTTAAATATTCCATATCCTCCAGTTCCAAGTTTTGATATTGTCCAAATGTCTTCATTCACAGTAAATCCTTTAAATGCAGCGGTAGCACCATCTATATATGCAGAAAGTCTTATTGATTCATTTGTCACCTTCATGGGTTCTAACAAATTAACCCTAATTGTTCCGTTAATATTCCAAGCTTCAAATGATAAATCTGTTAATCCAACTTGAATGATGGATCCGTCTTCTAAAGTATTAGGCCACCATTCAGAACCTGGCACCGTAAAAGTATCACCCGTTTTCTTGGTTATTTCAACCCTTACTCTTTGACCCGTTTCAAGGTTGTTAATATTTATTGTTCTAGCTGCCGTTCCTGCTGCGCCTGTATCAATAATGAACAAGTCTGACGCTGATGCATCAAGATTCATTGTTGCTGCCGTTACAACCGCTGCAGAATCATCTTTTTTCAATATCTGTGAATCTAAGTGATCTTGGATTACTTGATTGTGCTCAGTTTTTTGTATTAATGGGTTTCCATCAAAAGGAGCTAACCTACTAATAAAGTTAAGGAACTGCGTTTTTAGTGTTGGTCTGTTTTTAATGCTCATCTTATTCTAATTCAAAGTCTAGTATATAATCAAATCCCTCATCAACAAATGAACAAGTCAATATTTTGCCTACTGTGGTTATTGATAAATCATTTATATCGTAAATGTAATGACTAGAATTTGATTCTAAAGTTATCCTAGACATTGTGTCGTTATCCTCCCCAACAGATTCACTCCTAAAATTACCAAAACTGACTTGAAATTTCCCATCTGTAGTTTCAATAATCCAGCTCCATTGTTTACCAACAATTTTATTTAATGCATCTTGGTCAAAAAGAGGAACGTTAAAATCAAGCGTGTTGAATTTTCTAAGTTTACCGTAATATGTAGATGGTAAAAAGTCGCCTCCTCCTGTTTCGCTCTCAATTTCAAGACCTGATTTAAAATGATGATCAATTTTGAAATCAGCAAAATCCAATGTTAGGGTATCGATAACCCTATCTGAATTCATACTAATATCTAACCCATTTATAATATCGAATATGAACGGGCCTGAAACCTTTGTTTTAAAGAGCCATATATTTAGAACGCCTATTTTCATATCCTACCATCTAATGGGTGATCTACTGGATATGATCTTCCAACTACTTTAAAAATTGTATTGCTCTGTGAGGCTGGTTGCTCCTGTAGGCTCTCGCCAAACTCTAAATAATCACTTTGATTGTCATTAAGAAATTTCAATATGGTGTCTTCAAGACCGTCCGCTGATCTTAAAAAGTGGTCTCTTTCTTGAATCCCCGACTTTCTGTTATATCCGTTCTCAGCATCCTCATCCTTGAACAATCTTACTCCAATTGGAGTAATCTGAGAGGTAGAACCATTGTAATACAGGTACAACCAAATGTAATCTAAATACAATTTAACTCCTCTGAAGTTAATGTCATCTCCTGAATTGTAAGTCTTACCATCCAACAGATCGACAAATCTTACCTCTGAGGGATCAGCTATCAAAGCATTATATAATTTGGCTCCAAGTATTTTTTCGAGGTAATTTATTTGCGCTTCTTTTGCGAACAAATCAAAGTCTTTAATGTTGACAGATACTTTTCTGACTGTTCTAACGTCCTCAATTGTGAATAATATAGTGTCTGTAATAGCCATTATTGTATATTTGAATTGTTAGTATCCTTCATTTCAAGCGGTACTATCTCAAGATCACTGAGTCCAAATATTGTATTCTCTATAAAACTGTTGAAAACCCTTTGAACCTTGGTTCTGTCTGCTTCAGTATCAGCATTTTTATAGTTAAATGCGTCATTGAATGAGGCTTGATTAAACATACCACTACTAGAAACGCCTAATAATATTGGAGGCATTCTGTATTCTTTAAAAATAGACGACTCAGCGTGTTCATTTTGATTGGTGAAAAGCTGATCAACATTTGTAGGTGAAAGAGATTCAACCATGGTAAACGGCTTCATTTCTCCTGTCACGCTTACTGGAACATTTACTACAACTGATGATCCTGCCTTATCTGCTCCGTGTAGCTTACCTATTTCATCGCTTAAATTTTTGTTGTTTTTTACGCCTTCTTCACCTTGTAATAAAGATGGGTTTTTGATAATGGTAGTTCCTGAAAAACCATTCTTGATATTTGCGTTGGAGAATACCTGAGAATCACTTTCAAAATTGGCCGATACTTTAGATGCCTGTAAAAATGACTCTGGATATATACCTCCATCGTGTGCGAAGTATAGAATAGTACCTAAAAAATTGTCAAATCCTCCCGATTTTTCTATCTGTATTTTTAATCTATCAGGATTATAAAGAAATATATCTATATCCTCGTCAAAAAATCTTTGCCCGTGTACCCAATTGCCGAACCTAACTTTCCAGAAAGTGTTTAATTTCCTAATGAATTCGAAATCTGCATTGAATATCTCAATTATTTCACCTAGTAGATTGTAATTGAAATGTAATGCAAAACCCCCAAATTCGGAATAGTCACCAACGGCTTTGTTAAGGATGTCATTTAGAGTTTCGTTGTCACGATTTACAACAATGTCCGCTTGATCCCCAAAACCTAGACCGAAGACAAAATCACGCAATCTTCTAACACAGCCTTTAGCCGTTGGGCTATTCCTTATAGCTGCTAATGTTCTATTTGGGTATAGGTTGTCAATACCGTAAGGAATGATTTCCTGACCGTCCTGACTAAAAACTAAGGAAGGCAATACATCAATTTTTAACTGATTGATGACTGCCTTCGCTGATAATTGCTCGTTATGTTCAGCCATTTAGACTACATTTTATTTGTCCTCTGGTTTGTCCTCTCCAAGTCCTACAGCATTTTTAACCGTGTCGATTATACTTCCTGCGGCCTTTGGAATAGCTGCTCCTTTTCTATCAGTCAACCAATGTTTTTTGGCCTTAGTGTCGAATCTACTAAGCTGATCAATAGTCAAGCATACATCCTTGTGGAGCTGCATTTTAACGCCTCCGATGTTTAGGTTTCGCCAAGTTGCCTGATCAAATTCTTTTTGCTCCTTACCTTTCAAGTAAGTTTTAGTCTTATTGAAATGAGCGTTTTTCACAAAATAGCTAGTCTTTTGATCTTCTGCTATTTCTGGTACTACAGGCGTGAACTGTTCACGTGCTGATTTAGATTTACTTTCTACTGACATTTTAATCTGTTTTGGATTTATCTACTTTGATAGTCTTATTTTTTAAGGCTCTATCAATAACCTTCTTTGGTAAATTCCCAATCTTAGTTGCAGGAATCTCAATGCCGCCCGTTGTCAGGCGGCTAGTTGAGATATATTTATATTGCGTCATGTCACTCATTACACTACTGGTATGAGTAACAATTCTAATTTTGCAATTGTCGTTGCCCTTGCACCATCGGTAAAGTTGACGGGTGGTAACGTTTCAAGAGTTGTATCGGTTGGCGTTCCTAGCGTTGGTTGGATTCCTCCTCCTTTTGCTGGATCTCCTGGAGTCTCGTCAAATGCCGTAAGCTCTAAACCAGACTCATCACCGTACACTTCTGATACAGCCACATTAGAGTCCATTACAAGAATGGCTATAACGCGGTTGAAGTTTGCGAGTTTTGCAAATTCTGCTTTTATCGCCTGAAGCCTCGAAGGAATAAACGACACAACAGCATGAGCAAAACCAGATTTACCACCATTATTCTTAGTAAACGGGGTTGCCGGAACGGAACCTCCTCTGGTTAACTCATATTTGAATGCAGCAGCTCCTACTGTAGTTAATACAACGTCTGTGATTGTTCCGTCAACATCGCGTGTTATCGTTGCTGTTTTCCAATCGTCATAGTTGATTAAGTACATATTTCCTGTTACACCACCGACTCCTAAATCGAAGCAATCGGCTGGTGCAAATCCTATGTCTATTTTACAATCTGGCATAACTTATACGTTATCTTTAAAGAAAATATCTAAACCAGTTACGTGCTGAACTCCTAAGAACATTCTCATTAAGATAGCCCAATTTTGGTCGATCTCAACTTCTCTGTACAATTTTAGTGTATCAATATCACGTGGAACCCAAACACCTTGAACCAAGTTGCTTCGAGCTGATCTTCCAGCGATAGTAACAAACATAAAATCTTTAGGAATTCCCTCTTGAGGAACAATTGGAATACCTCCGTTTTGTCCTGACTGAGTAATACTTCTAACACCTTGAACCTGAGTTATAGTAATACTATTCTGAGTATCACGATTTGCCTCATCCAATAGATCAAGGTCTTCGTAAGACACAAAAATAGTTAGTCCTGGAACTGATCTTAATCGAGGATCAACTGCGTTTCTCAATTCGAAAATTTCATCCAAAACATTGGCAGCTGTAATCACTACAGGCGTACCTACTTGGGTCGCATCAGCATCAGCGAGGATTAATTTCTTCATTCCATCATAAAAACGTAATGGATCTGGAGAGATTAAAGCGTCATCGCCTTGAACGTGAAGTAAATTCACTTGAGTTTTAGTTGCCTCCATAATTCTATTGAAAATAACACTCAATATTTTAGGATTCAATTTCAAGTCAATTGCTAATCCTGAAGGTTGATAATCTGGAAAAGTATCAAGCCAATCAGTTACGGTAAACTCATCTGGCACCATTAAAGCTACAACAGATAAGTTTCTACCATCGATTAGAACGGTAGTTCCTGCTGGAAAATCAGTTCCTAATCTTGGATTAGCAACATTTTCCTCAATAGGATTTCCTGCATGAGATGCACGTGTTAATTGACGAGGTAAAGCATCAACGTTAACTTCGGTTCTCATGAATGGTCCCCATGTAAAACCTGTTCCAACAGCGATTTCGTAAATGGCTGCTTTAGTTACGGACCCACCATAGAGGGTACTTCCTTGTTCTGCTCCCATTATTTCTTATCGTTTAGGTCCGTCTCAACTGCTTTAATAACTCCTCTCATCTCAGAAGCTAAAGACGCATCCGATTGATCCGTGTTAATGTCTAATTCGTTTTTAGAGTCCACTTTAGGAATTCTAAATCCTGAGCCATTACCAGCGGCTTTCATAGCAGCCGTGTAGCCGTTAAAAGCATCTGTCAATTTTTTTACCTCTTCTGAAGTTGGCAAATCCTCCCGAGCTTCGATTATTGCTAATCTTGCTTCGACAGAATTATCCTCTTCTCCGATTTCGGTAACCACTTGTTTAGCATCAATAACAATCTCACGACCATCTACTAATTTATGTGTACCTTCTAAGCTCTCTTCTGAGCCAATTCTAGCAACTGAATCACCAACTGCTAGGGAACTTTCTTTGGAGTTAAATACAAATGGTACTCCTCCTTCAATTTCGCCTGACTGAACCGTCCCTGACGTATTCTCTGGCTTTTTCGATTTACTGAATAAACTCATATTGTTTATATATTGATTATACTTATTTTGTGAATTTTCAAGGTAAGCTGCTATTTTTATCGTGGGAGAGTCGTTTTTTCTGACAACCTTAGTAATCTCGTCAACAATTCCAGCGTCTTTTGCCTCCTGTGCGGTGAACCAGAAATCCTTAGCCTCTCCTTTAAAGATTTGATTAACGAGTTTTTGACTCATCCCTCTTTTCTTCATTAGCTTTGCGGCTGTCTTATTGAAATCATTAAGTGCTTTTTGATCTGTCTCTGAAACTTCCTCCCCAGATTCACCATTAATATGCGCTTGGTGAAGCATTATGGTTGAGTGCTCATCAATAGTTACTTTGTCAAAAAATGCCAAAAGAACTCCTGCCATACTTGCAGCAATACCACGAACATGGGCGATTGTTTTAGATGGATGCTCTGCGATAGCCCTTGCCATTCTAAAACCCCCAAAAATATTCCCACCTGGTGAATCAATTATAGCGTTTAAATCTCCTTGATCTTTGCGCCATTCTGTTATCATTTGAATCCAATCGACAAAACCATGTTCATTATCTATTGGAGATGTTAAGAATATTTGGTTATCCATACGATCAAATGTACCGTATTGGGATGGCGTTTCCAAATATGGGATGATTTATTTCATTTTACCTGTTTGGGAAACGCAACCGTATTGGGATTATGCGTATTGTGCAGAATCATATTGGCCTGTATCGTATTGGCCTGTAGATAAGGCAACCGAAACCTCAATCTTTATGAACACAGTTGGATTTATGATAATTGCAGGGTCGACAAATACACCTATTACTCCTGATACATTGATAAATGTGGCTATAACATCGGACTGTATAAGGGTTTTATCGATAGCGTATTGATGCAATGTGAATAATAATTGCACAGATGGATCAACGTCATTGATATCTGATCTAATATAGGTGATAAACGAAGGGTATGCATCTGCAAAAAATAATCCTACAAAATCCTTATCAGTAAAATCATTGAATGGAACGGTGTCCGCTGAGATGGCAACCATTATGTTATCATCTTGACTAGGTGAATTCCAAGCTAGGTTTCTTTGACCTTGGTAGCTTTCCCTAAATTGCATCTTAAATTCTTTGAAGAAATTATCAATTAGTCCAGAGGAAAGGTCAAAGCTGGTTGTAATTAAGTCTCCAACTACAGACATATCTAGTAAAACGTCACCCTCTAATGTGTTTGGAACCCTTGAATGTTCATCTAAAACTAGTACAACGTTGGTTTGTTCATCGGTTGGAGTGTCCTTTTCAACAAACCGAGCCTCTAAAAAATAGTTTTTTCGATAGTTAATGAATGAGTTTCCGTTGTCAGAGTTTGTAAACACTTCATCTATTAGTATAGTAGTAACATTTATGATCTCTTCTACCCTTGACGAACGCAAAGAATAGCCGTCACTCTCCCAAACTATAAAGTTTCCAGCAACTAAATCAACGTCAAACGCGTTATCAAACTCCATTTCTAAAAGTCCCCCTGTTCCTGAAGACAAAGAAGCTATTGTATCATCTACACGTTTAAAGTTAACAGGGAGCGTTTTGAAACTTGGAAATACATTTTCTAGGTTAGGTGCTACACCTGTAACGGGCCAAGATAATTGTGTAATGCTCATTGATTCATAAAGTTAGAGATTTCTGTGCCAATTGCAACATTCATTTGACTAGAAAATTCATTGTGCATTTGTGTTATTAGCTTGTCTACTAATAAATCTAGTTCTAATCCTTTGGCTTTATCGGTTAAAATGTCCGTCCCAGATTGGGATATTTTCCTAGCAATCATAAAAGCAACTGAATTCACTTCTGATGCATCAACGTTTAATTTTCCTCGAACCCATTCTCTAATTGGTTCAACGGGTGGAAATGTTCCCGGCTTTCTACCAGCGTTTAGAACAATGATTCTCATCAGCCCGTCAATCTGCAACCTCTTTTCTGTTGCGTTGAAGGATAAACTATTCCTAGCCTCCTGAGTAAAGTTTAATCCTTTGGAGTCGAATTCGTCTTGAATATCCCTGACTAGTTTTGCTCCTGTTGATGTTAATATTTTCTTGGTGTCAATGATCACGTTACAAATACCTTTTCACCGTGTTCCTGAAAATTATACAAATTTGTTCGCTAATGTCAAAACGTTTTTTATTAATTTCAATAGATTTTATTATGTCTCCATCTGCGTGCCTTTCCGTTGCAGCTTTCCAATCAAAAAACATTTCTATTAAGTCAAATAAATCGAATCCATCAATTCCATTTTTGTAATGTTCTGGATGATGGCTGTTATTTTTATAATGATGATCAAGGGCAACTTTCAATTCCTTCAAAAACCCTTTGTATTCATCACTTCCGTAAGTACAGTTTTTTAATTTAGGCGTGTATTCGTCAAACAGCTCCTTTTCAGGGCTAACAAGTTTTGAAATGTCATGAACTTTTGCACGTCTTATTAATTCTCTTGCCGCTATTCTCATTAATTGGTTTACCCTTTTAATATGCAGTAGAGTATCTGCTTTGCTGTCATATTTCATAGTTATAATCTATTACAAGTGGTGTCCAATTTGGCCTCACATAATACACCGCACAATAAATTAGAGGTTACCTGACGCTCTACTTTAATAGTCCAGTCACTTAATGAACCCTGACTCAATGATTGTGATTGGTTTAATAGTCTATAATAATCAAACGAAAGCTCTTCCATTTTATCGATTAAAGCATCCTTTGTATCTGTAATGGTGTCGTCTTTATCAAACCTAGTTAGAAACCATATTCGAATAGTCAATTTCGAATGAACAACTCCCCCGATATCAATTGATCCTAGACCTCCCATAATTGGTTCAAGTCTTATAAGTGGCTGATTGAAGTTATAATCTTGAGCAAACTTTTCAAGCTCTGAAATATCTAAGGTCTGGAAGTTTCCTAATCCCTGTGCTGCAGATGATAAAGCTTTTTTGATTTTTAGTAGCATAGGGTAAAGTTAGGTAATTATGATAACATTCACTATATCCCATTCTCGTACCTCGAACGGTCGCTCAAGCTCATATAGTTCAGTGTTAGGCACTATTGCCTGTTTTTGAATTTATCCAACAACTTGGGTTTATTAAGAAATACCATTTCTGTACATTCAATCATCTCCATAAAATCAGTCAACAGTTCGCTTTGCTGCCTAACATCACCGAAAGCAACATTATTTTTAACTAGCTGCTCAAGTCGTTTAATTTCTTCTAGCATCTTAAAAGCATCGCTTAGTTTAATTACACTTTCCTTCTCGTCAAATAATCCAGCAGGAGCACTATTAATTTTAAAATTCATTATCTTATTCTTTTAAGTCCGTTAAAAATCATGTTGTTTAGCCTGCCTCGTTATCAAGATTTAATTTGGCTCACTTGAATCTTATAGGCTGTCTTAGCGTGATGGGCTAGTAGATGTCTTCTGCAAACCATTAGATTTTTACCCATCAATTCATCAAATGAAACTCCCATTATTTCCACAAGTGTTTGAGCTGTTAGTTCTTTCTGGTAATACTTAATGTACTTATTCTGAACTGCATTTTCAGCTTTTGAACTTTTAACCCCCACATAAATATTATCCACATTAGAGTTGAATTCTTTTTCCCTTTCCAGCTCCGTTTGGTTAAAAAAAAAGCGCCTGGAATTACTTCAGTCCATTTTCTATCCATTAACTCAGAGAATGTTTTCTCTATTTTCTCAGTGTCGTGATCTGGACATATAGCACAGGCCATACAATAAACGCTCAACGTGTACATATCCATTTTCTTGAGCTTGAACTGGTCATAATAAAGCTCGAACATATACTTTTTACCGAATGTATCGAGGGCCATTTCCTTGATTATATGAATATCTTCTCCATATTCTAGTGTATCCGGTGGGTTTTTAATAGCCTTTTCTATGTCGATGTTGAATATTGATGCGTGTAATCCTTTTAAAGAAAACGTTTTTACATTGGAACTCATTAGGTCATTCATTGACATATTAGCAAATAAGGCTATGTACTCCTTTAGATCTGTTACATTGGCCTTTATCATTATCTCAATAAATTGATGACCTGTGAGCTTGCTGACAGGTGTTAGGTCGGTAATTTTTCCGTTAATGATTAGATTCATTTCTTAGATGGTAGCAACTTAAACGTTATTTTATTTTTATAGATAGTGTCAACTCTCAATCTACTACCTCGTATTTCAATAATCTCTCCTATTTTAAATACCATAGGTTTTTCCTTTTGCATTTGTTCTTCAAATGTCTTTTCGTCAATATTTACTAATTGTCCTTGTCCGTTGTCCATAATTATTTCTTTGAATTTTTCAAAAGTCCTTTATCCTTCATCCATTTGAATACGCCTTCTCGAAACATTGGCTCTTTTTCCAAAAGAAGCTTGAAATTTTCTCTATTATCTGAGTCATCCATATTTATCATAATTTTTAGCTTTTTCTTGAACCCGTCACACTCTGACACATCAGAAACGACATTCCCGTCACCGTCCTTGATCTCAGGAATCCAGCAATTAGCCTTTTTACAGAACGCCCCTTCGAATACAAGAGCAGCCGATCGACCAAGTAGGTCTTTGGTTCCCATTCCTTGAACATCCTTTTTGTGGATGCACTTACCACATATTGATTTAGTGTAGTCTATTTCCATTATTTTGGTTTTTTATCTCCTGACATTATCTGTAATACTTCAGCATTTTCCTGAAATAGTGGAGATATTGGTATTATATTTATTTGCTCTTTTCCCAAATCACCATCACAATGTGGGCATTTGCAGTTTTCTAGTAGTTCTATTCCTACTGTTCTTTGGTCCGTTTCATAAACCACTTTGGCAAGTTTCCCTTTCCATAATAAGTGATCTCCTAATTTTGGGTTTTTCATTTTGCTCTCTTTTTGTTCAGTACAATATTACTAAATTTTAGTAACTATGACAAGTTCATCATTATAATACTTGGGTATCTCCCTGCATCAATTCCGTGGTTATTGTCATCCTTTGGGTATTCAATAATTTCTCCGTGTTTGTCAATCTGCCATTTGTGAGATTCTGCCTCCCTCCATAGGTTTTTAGAATCTTCGTGAATGTATAAACTATGACTAAGCAACCTCCTATAATCTGATACTAGACCGCTAGACTTATCACAGGCCAAAGCTGAAACTCCTAATTTTCTTAGGTCCATAATTTCACGTGCTCCTGCATTGTCGCAAATTACTGGATTACCTACTTCGTAATTAGGATATGAAACTAAGACTTTGACCATCTCTTCTAATTCAGCTCCAGGTGAATAGAATAATTCTTTCCAGTATAATAACTTATGTTCGGATGAATAGTTAACCTCTGTCAATGTTAATGGATCTGTTAGGCCAAAATCAACCCCGTACATTTTTTGGAACGAAACATCTTCAGGAAGCCTTGAGTATTTTTTGGCGTTCTTCAATATAACTCCTTCAGCAAATCCTATTTCACCAAGGCCGTAAACCCTCCAATAGTTTTCATCAGGAGAAGATCCCCAAGGTGCATATCGCTCAATCTCTTCTCTTTCGGCTTCAGGTAGATACTCGTTATCCTTATAAGTCAATTTAACGAATTCACCATCTCCAGTATCAACATATTGTTTGTGCGCCCAAAACCTAAATGATGGATTAAAATCTATTATCACCTCTTTGTGGGTTCTAGCGATTAATGGCCTAACTGTTAACCAGCTCATTCTATTACCTTCATTAATAAACAGTCGATCTCTTCGACCTCCTAGCCCTTTTTGATCACCATCGAAAGATAAAAACTCAAACATCCAGTTTCCTATTTCATAATGATAGGGATTTTTAGTCCTTTTATAAGGAACATTGTCCTCCTTTAGAATAGTCTCTAAATCTTTGATAGCTCCAGTTCTAAGAAGAGGCATTGAGTTTGTTACGATTGTGCAAAGCTGGTTAGTCTTTGATCTCTGAGCCTGAATAATCCATAATTGAAGTATAGAATAAGTCTTGGACGCTCCCTGAGAGCCTTGCACAATCTTGATGCGTTTCCGCATTTTCGAAATCTTAACAAACGCTTTGGTTAATTTCATTTATCAGGATCAGGCAAATTGTCTACCCCTTCTTGAGCATTTGACCCCTCTATAACTATTTGAGCAATTGATTTTTGTTTGTTGTCCTTCTCATAGAACCCTGTATGTTTTGACAGTCCGTCTAATCCATCCCTTTTACTATGAAGAGTCATTTTGGTTTTATTGTGCGATGTTCCGGCTTTAGTAGTATAGGCATCTACTGTGATTGAGCTAATTGCAGCGGAGTTTTTTATGTCGCTCATTTTCTTGATTTCTCCGTCTTCTCCTATAACATCAGACATATCAGAAAAGGCAAGTTTTGCGTATTCTGCTGCAATTCGCTCGTGAGAAATATCCAGCTTTTCAAGGGTTTTCTTTCTCAATTTGGCTATACGGTCTTGAATAAGAAGTTTTGATAAGTTTTGAGATCCTATTTCTTGTGCAGTCTTTTCACTATATCCTGACTGTATGGCCGCTTTCGTAGCATTTAAGTGGATTATATAGCACTTACAAAATAACTCCTGCTTGTCTGTTAGTTTAACTGGCATATATCAAATATAGTGATTATCACTTTTTATAAACAAATCGCCCTGGTTAACATTTTCTTTGGTGATAATGTCCATAGCACAATTTAATATAAATAATCCTTCTTTTGGATCAACGCAATTTCTAAATATTTGGCCGGGAGAATGGTTTCCGTTAACGTAAATGTTTTTATCTATAGGTTTAAAACCATATTTGTTGGCCAACAAACTAGCACTAACTTCTTTTATATAGCTTTTTGTTTTACCTGATAGCCTAACTTCTTTTTTAACGACATTTGATTCTTTTGGAGGATTGCCTTTTCCAGTGGTTCTTATTTTAAAATTACTCCAATATAAATGCCTGTGTCTTTGTTGGGCCGGTATTAATGGGATGTAGTATGGAATGACATTCTCAACTACATATTTACCATCAAAGAAATTGTCTAAGAATATTATTTCCTGATATAATTTCATATCTGGATATCTTGGATCGATCTGTCCAATGCCATTCTTAGTCTTAGCAAAGTTCTTATTCATTCGTGTGTGTGTAGTACACGGGGGGCTAGACCATATAAAATCAAACTCCTTATAATGATCTGCTAAATATTGATGTGCATCTCCTATAATTAGATTATCATTAGGAAAATAGGACTGGTAAACTTCTGCTATAGCCGAGTCTAATTCAACTGATGTTATTTGATGCTCATCGCTCCATAACTTTCGATTGCCTCCAATTCCTGCATATAAGTTTAATATTTTCATTTGATTGCTCTCTTCATACTCAAATGTACAACTACTTAGTCATTGTTTTTGGTTGTCCGATTCCATACCAATAATAAAGTCTAGGAGTTAATGTATTTATTTTCTTTCGTAATATAATGGTGCTCAACATTTGTAGCTCATTATTCCTTTTTTCTAGTTCCATTTGTTTTGTGAGCCGTTCACTGTTTTTATTGTAGTAAAGCTCTGGACGTAATGGGTTTACTCTTTGTTGTGAAAGAATAATACTCAAAAATCGAAGTTCAACGATTCTCTTTTCTGTTGCGTTCATTGTAGTCATAGGTTTTTTGTGCGTTTAACCAAAAATCAGAAGAGTTAGCAAAAGCCACTGAAAGTCCGTGAGCTATATTGAATGTGATGTCCTTGGTCCTATTAATAATATTTTTCAAGTTCTTCTCATTAATATTTGAACACTCTGACAGCTTTTTTAAGTCGATGTCCATTGGCTCAATGAAATCCTTCTGAAGAATCTCTCCTGGATGTACGTTTTTTAGTTCCATAATTGTACTATTTAAAGTTTGGTCTCAAACTATGAGGCTTTTAGACTGATTTTATTATGATTTTTCTTATTTATAATGCAATCAATTTCAAATAGTCTCGCTTCAATCCTTAATTTCTCCTTTAACAACATTCTAAGGCATCCCCCACCTATGCCACGCTTTTTAGCATTGGTGGTTTTTAATTTGCGTTTGCATACACGGCACCTCATTGATTCTTGTGATATCTAAATTCTGTAAAGTGAATAATTGCCATTGGTTCCATATCAATAGTTATTTTCCCTTTAAACCAATCAATAAAATCTATAATACTTAACCCATCATGGTTTGCAAAGTCCTGGTTAGAATAATTGGTATCATAATCCTCAATAAACCACCCCAATGCAGTCATTTCTAATTTTTCACACCCAACACCATCATCAGCATGAAATCTAAATAATTCTTTCTGTTTGCTTGCATACGGTTTCCCTGTCCATTCCCTAACACTTAAATATGCTATCCCTGATTCAATATCGTTCATTCTTTTTTTCCAGAACTCATAGTTTCCTCGAATAGTGTGAATTTTTGTATTGTTTTCAATTCTTTCTGAAAACCCCGTTTTTTCTCCTTGCCTTGGATGTGTTGCAGGGAAATTTTTAGAAATTGTAATTACGTAACACTTTAGTTTATTTTCCATTGAATTTTAAATCTAATCCGTCTTGTTCTTGATGATGTTTTCTACACTTTACCTTCATATTGTTAACGTCCCATGCTAATTCGGCTCGTCCGCTTTCTTGACATTCTTTGACGCTAATTATATGAGCACAGTCCAAATAAACACCTGAAGAGGCTCCACAACCAACCTCAGTGCAAAAATTAAAGCCAAACTCTAACATTTGATTATCTAACAATCTTCTTTTTGCTGCTTTAGTCCTCGAATCAATGGTCGATTTAGAAACCCTTTCCCTGGTGCTTGTTTGGTAAGTATTAGCCATTAATCAAACGCTACCTCTAGCTGAGCTTTTTTGCCTTGAAATAAATACTTATACATTTCATCCTCCAACCTGTCGGCAATCTTCTGAAGACCCTCTCCATATTCTTGATTTGTGAAATAAAGAGTCTTGGTGTTGATGCTTGACCCGTTATAAGTTCCTTTTACAATGATTCCGTTCCTTGTCTTTCCTGAAAATGCAACACCATTAACCTTAATATTGCTCAATTGCTCCTCTTGGAAATTTTCAGCAAATTTCTTTTGTGGTTTGGAAGCTGCAAAATCTTTGTTGTTCACCACTTTTTGAAATGTGGTATATCCGAAGTATTCTGCAAGCCTGATTTTGAGTTTATCAAGCTGCTCTATCAAATCAGGATGAGGAATAATTGGATAAGAATCATTTAGTGTTGCCACGTGTGTAGATTCCCCGTCTGAAATTGAAAGTTTAGCCTGGAACTCAATGCTGGCCCTGTCTTTTGACTTCATTGCTGTTAGCTCGAAGTTTTCTTTGGTGGGTACTTTTTGCATAATTTATAATATTTAATTAATCGGTTATAATACGGAATAAATCCTCTATTCCCTGAGTTCTTTTTTAGCGTAAGAAGATGAGATTCAACAAATAATTCACTGTTAACAATGGTTTGACCAGCCTCCAATAAAATTGGCTCATTAGGATGGACAAACTTTTTGAAAAACTTCTCAACGGTTTCAATTTTAATCATTGCTCTCTTTTGTGTTACTAAATTAAGGTAATTATTTGTTAATTAAAACCTTTTTGGATCTTCTATTTGATAATGATAATCCTGTGCAGCAATAATCCTCAAGTGCTCAATGTATTCAACCATTTCATAACTAGAGATTTCTCCTTCTGTCTCTGAACTAGAAAGATCATAAATTGTTTTTATTCTTTCTAGTACAAAACCTCCAGTCTCTTCCATTGGAATCTCTACCACCATAATTGGACACATAGAGCGCAATCTTATATCAACATCCAGAAGGCTCATTCTCTCTCCTATATCACTAAATATCATCTGAAAATCAGGAACAATTTTATTAAAATAATATCCCTTTAGTGCTTTTGATGGACTTTCTGGACTAACTTCAGCGGTCATAATCACCGATTGTCCTTTCCATTTTTTGCCAAACTCCCTTAACTCATCCATATTAGCAATGAGGAGTTTTCCCTTATTATCTATTTTACCGACTAAATTAACTCTGTGAGGTTTCATATCTATAGTTTATTTATAACAGCTCCTAAAACGCCATACTAACGTACAGGCGTTTAGCCGCGTGTTATCTACAACACTCATTTAGTGCTTTTAATAATCTTTGCAAACCCATTTACTTCTGTTACTACAAAAGTGTACTTTTTAGGCAATACAAATTCTTTGTTCACTTCTGCAAACTCCTGTATTTTGCTCCTGATCTTATTTGTCTCATAGGAACATAATCTTCCTTCTATGTAAGGCAATCCATTTTTAACTTCTATTTTTATCATAATTCAGTCGTTTAGTTCCGTGATGTAGATAACATTATGTATCAATCCATAAAAAACGGATGATACAAAAGCCATTATATTTTACCCTTATAATGATTAATTATCAAATCCATCGATCTCTTATAATAGTCCTCGAAAGGAATAATCTCTTCTGTTTTGTCCCAAATTTGACATAAAACACCACGAAGTATTTTAGATGGGCTCTGGCCCTCCTCATTAATACCTATTTTAGTATCTTTCATTGCTGCTTCAACCGACTTTTTTATCGGATCAGAACTAAACGCTAAATAACCGTCATTTTTTATGATCTGAGCTGTTATTATTGGACTCAATTCCTCTTTTGTGGAAAATACGAGTTTTTTTCTCGTCTTCATTTCTTTGACTGCCTCTAATCTTGCTTGTACTACTATCATATTGCTCTCCTTTTAGTTGAAAATGTGTTTTGATTATAGTTAACATCTTTCAATTATAATTTTATACGTGCTTTTAGGGTTGATCATTTCAATTTTAACACTAATTAAATCTTTGTCTTCTTTCATCCACCCCCTTGCAATATCAAGAGCAATATTGCTGTTTCCATAGGATATTTTATCGATAATTGTCCCACTTTTTATGTTTCTTTCAAATTTATATTTAGGCATAGTTAAAAAATTAGTTGTTCTTCTTGTTCATTTATTTGATCTTTTATCCAATCAGGATCAAACTTGTTTTTCATCCTTCCGAACTGAACCAAACATATTGCATCTGAGTTCCACAAAGTTGCCTTAGTGGTTGGATAATAAGATTGTGCAGCCCTTTGATATATTTTTTTTCTTTGTGATTTCTCAACTCCTTTTTTAACTAATCCTAAGTATGATTGCCACGTTCTAGGAGGAACTTCAATCATTGGTATTCCTGACATCTTAATCACCGTTAAAAGTGCCTCATAGTTTGCAAGCATCTTTTGAATGTTGAATCTTTTGCCTGGAGCGTCCGTATCAGACCCGAAAGCTTGAACCTTCTCAATGAATACTATTGGCCTATAATCTTTTTTTTGATCTGCAAAGATTGTCGCCAATCCCTCAATATCCGTTCGATTCCGCTTATGTCCGTTTTTGTGGACCTCAACCATTGGCATTTTTGAACACCCTAATCCGCTTTTTGAGTATATAGCTATACCACCACTAGCGCCTGGATCTATCCCAATTATTTTATCATACTCCATTAGGCTACGTATTTATACGTTTTTTCTACCTTTATTGCGAATATTACGCTTAAAGAAACATTATAAATATCTGCTATATATTTCAATGTTTTGTCTTCTTTCCAAATCAAATTTCGAATTTCTTTAGCCTGCTTGTCTGTTAGTTTCCTCAGCGCTTTTCTTCTTTGACATCCACATGATTTTATATCTTCGCGTTTTATTGCTGCTATATTTCCAGTGTATCTATTCCCACATTTACACTCAAATAAAGCTCGTCTGATGTATTTGGTTTTTCTTGGTGCCTCCATTAAAAATATTGAAGAACCCATTTTTTCACCTGGCGTATAGTGTATCATTTTAAAAGCTCTGGATTCTCGTAAATGTTACCTTTGATTTCCCATTCCTCCTCCGGCATTTGTGGAGGATAAACAGGCATATTCCCACCTATCAAACTAGAAAATGCTGAATGTACGTCACCATGCAACCAATGTTCACCAATTAAGTATTTAACCTCTCCTAACTCATAGTCTTGCTTAGGGTGATAAAAATATTTTACAATATCACCCACAAATATTTCAACTCCATTTTTATCAAATAATCCAGATCCTTCCAGAATAATAATTTTATCCTTAAGGTATGATACGAAACCGCCCATACCACCGTAAAATATTTTAGTGGTGTCCTTATTATCAACATATCCACGAATTTCATTCATTCGTTTTGCAGATGGGTCCCACGCTTTTAGATTTCTCATAGTTTTTTGCTCTCTTTCTTTGTCAATATTACTAAATTTTAGTAACTAATGCAACTGAAAATATATTGCTTTCTTTGAATGTTCTCAGTGCTAACATTTTATTCCAGGCTTCAACCGCCATCTGAAGACGTTTTTTTACTGTCCTTTCCTTTTTGTTTAGACTGCAATTTGGGTGCTCTGTTAATATTTTCGAAGTATAATTTTGTTTTTTCATTGCTCTCTGCTTTAGTTTCTTTATGTTTTGAACTGTTAGAAATCATAGACTTAAATAATTTAATGTGATTTTCTCCCATAGAATGAAGCTCATTTTGTCGTCCTTTCTCTCGGTAATATTCCTTATCCTCAAATATCAAATGCCTCTCGTCCTTCAGATATTTATTGATCCACGTTCCGATCGTTGCCATATCAAAATAATAGAAATTCCCATAGCTGCCTGAAACCCCATTTTTAATAATATTCGAAAGCTCCTCGAAATTTAGATTCCAAGCAAGACCATCCAAAAGTTGTTTTGAGACTGGGGCAATTTGATCCAATGGCATTCGTCTTTTTTCATTTAACAACTGATTCGCCTCAATCAAATAACGGCCCACAATACGTGCACAATCAGCAAATGACTCACTCATTCGGTAAGCCTCAATGCTTTGCCCACTCAATACTATGTGCTCATTAGAATAGCTCTTTAGCTCTACTGCTGTTTTGTTTTTGAATAGTATTATGTCGCTCATAGTTAATTAAATGAATCGTAGAATTCTTTTTCTGTCATATTATTACCATCTGATGAACTCATTAATTCAATTTCACTATTCCAATGTTCTTGGTTTAAATATACTTCAGCATTCTTTCTAAATTTCTTTTCAGGAGTTGATTTTATGTAATCTATCAAATGAATCATTATTATCTCCTTTATTTTTTGACTCAACTTATCCCATTTTTTTATCGCTGTTTTTTTATTGGATGACTTCTTATCATATAGGTTCCAAAAATCTTCAAACGTTGGGTAAATCATTATTTCAATTTGATTTACATCTTCAATTTGATTTACATCTTCAATTTCATTTACATCTTCATTTTCAGTTAGGTTATTTTTAGGTTTACCACTAGGTTCTGCACTAGGTTTACCATTAGGTTTTTCTTTTTTAGGTCTACCCCCCTTAGAACCGTTGTTTCTGCGACTTTCAGTAAAATTGCTTCTTTTTTCAATTTCTTGATCTAATCTAGGGTTTGACCACAATCCATTCAAACCTATTGTAAATTTCGATTTTAAACTATCCGAGATCGAACCTACCAATAACCTAATGGTTTCTTCATTTAGGTGTCCAGTTTGGTGCATCATTGACAATATGTGAATGTATTTTCCTTTGTCTTCAAAGGACATAGTCATTGTACCTACTATAAAATCTTGACTATAAAATAAAAATGCTGGGTCTTTTTTCATATCACATTGTTTTATTACACATTGTTAAAGAAATGTAGCAGGAATGTGTAAGCCTCGTTGAACAGAACCGCTAAGTATCTGACTACACACTAAACATACAACAAATTGCACCTAATTGCTAACCTTATCCGATATGATACCCCAAAAGATGGTCGAGTGCTCGGATTATCAGATTAGCCCCTAACATCCGTTTAGGTGCGGACGGCTGGTATAAAAAGCACTCGGTTATCTTTCTTTGTTCGCCTCTACTACATAAACAAAGTAACTATCCAACCACTTAGCAAAGCAAATCCAGCAAGCATAAAAACAAATATCACTCTTTCTGTAAAATCTTTCCAAAAATTATCAGCGCTTTTGGTTCTTTCAGCTCGTACAAAATTTATTAATAATATAATCCCTATTGATTCAATCAATCTTATAGGCTGTATTTCAAAAGCCGGTACAATAAACCACCCCCAATATTTTGTAAATACATAACCATTTACCAAAGGGCTTATTATCATCATTGATACAATTGTCACAAATTTTCCTAAATTTTCCATAATTATTTTTTGTTTTTATTTTTGATTTCTTCAGCTTTTTTCCTGTTGTAAATCTCTAAAAACTTGGTGTCTCCATACAGCCTCTTAGCCAAAATCTCCTCGTCTGGTTGTCCCCAATCCCTCAAAAGTTGAATTCGATAGAATATCTCTATTTCAGCTGGAATGAGTTTATACACTCCTTTTTTAATCTTTGGTTTAATCCCAAAATAGTCAATCATTTTAACGATGTGTGATTTATCAACATTCATTTTAAAAGCCACTTGAGCGACTGTAAAATAAACTTTTACGGGTTGAATTTTTCTTGAATTGTTCATATCAGCTTAATATAAATGAGATTATTAATATTACTATTATAATAAGGAGCACGCATCCTGAATTTTGTTCTTGTTTTTCTTTGTTCATGATCCTGATATTTTGCCTGCATCAAAAAACGGCCTCATAAAATAAATTTTATACCGTCTCCCGGACTTGCTTTTGATCCATTTGTCTTGGATTTGGTGACCTCCGCCCTCTGGACTTCTAAGCTCGTTAACCCTATTCGTTAGCCTCACAATTCCCATCATAAAGCCATCCATAGAAGTGACCTTCTTTCCACTCTTCAGAATCTTGAGTATTCGTTTACACTGGCTTTCCATTATTTATCAAAGTCATAAACTTCCCTATCATAATGAGGCCATTTATCAGAGTCTTGGCATTTCTTGAGCTTTGCTAGCATCTCTCTGAACTGAATCATTCCTTTTGCTATCATAGAATCACTTACTTTGTGAATACTTACAAGGTAAGGAGCAAATTTTTCAACTACAATGAAATAGAATTCTTTGTCTCCTGTATAAATACCATCAGCGTCACCATCAAGGTACACCGCTGCTTGTCTGTGATATTGATAATCCCAATAGGCCTTCCTTTGCCATGACTCAGGATCAGATGTCTGAGCAGTCTTTAAATCAGCCAAAAAATATTCGTTCCAAATATCGATTTTGCCTTTCATATCAAACCCGTCCTTGGTCCATTCGATTGTTTTTTCAAATTTATTTCCTTTTGCAAACATCAAACTTTTGGCTTCACGATTTACGCTCTTAGTAATTGCCTCCGCTTTGATTAAATCCTGTTCAGTAATTAAATCCTGTTCTGAGTGTTCGAATTCCTGTTCGGCTTTCCAGGCCTTATTGATAATGCTCGTCATTCCTTTATCCTGTTGAGGTCTGTTTTCTGCTTTCATAATCCAGAAATCCCGATTAAAGTTCTCAGGTTCTAGTACAAGACAATGTACTAAACTACCCATTGTTAGGGCTGGCGTTGATTCTTGGAAATCAGGAAAGTCAATTCTATACTTATAGTAAGCCGCTGATTTATACATCCATCCTAGTGATGAATTACTAACCTTTTTTATTTTAAAATATGGATCTGCCATTATGATTTTTTTACGATTCCAAGTTCAATTTTTCTTTTTGATATTACAACTCCAACAATTTTCTGTTCTTCAGGAGTTAACCCATTCCACAAAATTGCCAGCTCTGATTTATTGTTGGCTTTTTGTGTCATAGCCGTTAAGACGTTCAATGTTCTTGGTGGTTCCTGGGCAGTATTTCCATCATTGTCCTCCCCTCCTGTAGCAATATTCAGCTTCAAGCAAAGCGCATACCTTTTCGCATAACTAATAGATGAACCTATTGATTGAACGCTGTTCTTTTTTCCAGACGCATCAAAAGGCAAAGAAAGACTTGATTTTTCAATGTGTCCATCTTTATGCGAAATCATACAATCAACAGTTAAGAGATTATTCTCAGCTTTAGGATTGAAAGAAACACTAAAACCAAATTCTGATAAAATAGGCTGAACAACCTTCATAATTCCTTCGTAGGTCGTGTATTTTGATCTCACATTACCTTCATAATCCTTGATCACAGAATTAAATTGAATCTCTGGAATTTCACCCTGCATTAAAGCCATATCTCGATTATATGCTTTGAAAGCGAGCTTGTCTTCGTGTCGCTCAACCATTTCCATAATTTTCTCCATCTTTTGCAAATCAACATTGCTGTCAGTCATTGCCATTTGAAGCATTTGCAAAACAGGGTTTTTCTCCTGTTGGATTTCCAACTCTTGTGTTTTTTCAACAACCTTAACGGCTGTTTTTTTGCTCTCTTTTTTTTCCATTTTATTAATTGTTTAGTTCTTAATATACGATTTTTCTATGACTTTTCACCACACAAACGCTCATAATCCTCGTCATGAACTGACGGTTTTCGAAATAGGAAATTAGTATCAACTCCTGTTTCCCTACAGATTATATAAACCCATGTAACCCGAATTGTTTTAGTATTACCATTCACTAAATTGCTCATGGAAGTTAAAGGCCGTTGCCCTTTTTGATCGGGCCATATTAACCGGCCAAGTTTAGCTTTGTTGATACAATTGTAATTCTTTGGCCTTCCCATCATATCATTTTTATCCCTTTGGCGCGCGTTCTGTAGTTTTATAGCTGATTCTATTCTCATATTATTCTATTTCTCCAATTTCTCCTCTGGTAGTATATACGATCATTCGACCGTTTTCAATTTCGATCTTGATTTCATCTAGGTCAATTGCTAGTCCGTTAGAATAACCCTCTTTGCTATATTCTCTGTTATTAACAACCCCCATTTCTCCAAGTTTTCCCATAACTGCTTGATGAAGTAATGATTTAAGATCAATTTCAATGACTGTTGAGGCCGCGGAATATGTATCTCCGACTAGTACTTCATTTATGTTGTCCAAGTTGTTCTCAATTTCGTTGAAAACGTGCTCAGATAAATCACCGTAATTTTTAACTCTCATACCATTTTTGCTTTTACTGTGTCCTTTTTAATTTCTATTTCAAGTGTGTAATCGCCCGAAACACTTAGACAATAGTTAATCAGTTTGGCCACAAGGATAGGTTCAACTGATACTTTTTGTCCGCGCAATAGCCGCATAAATATTTTTGTTGTCATTTTGCTCTCTTTTATTTATTCAATATTACTAAATTTTAGTAACAATTACTATCTATATTCCAAAAAAAACGAAGGTTTTGGAGCCTCCGTTTTTCGTGCTACCAAAAAGAGAGCAACTCAATTAGATAGGATCTCAAAGCTAACTCTATCCGCATCAATAAACAACTCTCTATTTATACAATCTCCCATATTATTTTACATTTCGAGCATTAAAACGCTCGATAACAGCTCCTAAAACGCCATACTAACGTACAGGCGTTTAGCCGCGTGTTATAAGGGCATTAAGTCCCCGTGTTTGTCGAGCATTTTTGCTATTCTGAAATTTTCATTTCCAACAATAATCCCATAATAATCTTTTACCTCTTTAGCACTCATATCTGTAATATCATCTCCGCCACATTCTGGGCAGCTATCGTTAAAATCATAAGTATAGCCACAATCAGTAAAATTGCAATGATTATAGTGTCCTGTAAATTCATTCATAATTTAACGCCCTATAACACTAAATAAAATCAAGAGGGCTTGTAAGCTCAATCTTATCCGAGGGTTCATAGCATTGCCCTCCTGCTTTTATTCTAAACGTTAGGCTTAATACTAGTGTTTTCTTGCAACGGCTACACCATTATCAATTAAATTAAAAATATCATATTCGTTATCTATTAGACACTTCATATCATTAACAGTTATTCTTCCGTTCTCAATTCCTCTTTTCAAATGCTCTTCATCAATCCACCCAAGTTCTACGGCTTCTTCTTTTGTTAATTCTTCGGTGTCTCTTAAAATTAATTTTGCTCCATTTAAAGAGTATGGGTAAAACCCGTTATCCATATCTAAATAGCTGTTTCCATAAAACAAATCAGACTCTGTAAAATCAATTTGATTAATAGTTGTTTCAAATTCGCCTTGATTTTTAGATGTTATTATTTTAACTCCTTTTGCTCCAAGTCCGTAAGCAACAATGTTTGTGTGTTCTAATTTCATAATTTTATTTGTTTGTTTAATGTTAAAATTCAGCACTTTCATCAGTCTGCCTTAATAATCTTGCGAATACCTCCACAAATTTTTCCTTCTTGGATAGTTCGTGCTCTCCCATCGCATCTAAAATAATGTGTATTTTCTCGTGGTAAAATGTGTCCCTGATCACACATTCGCTTATATCATCTCCTTTATATCTTCGGCATAAAGTAATTTGCGAGTCTGTAAAGCTACAATCTCCTAATACACCTTCATTGCTTAGTCTTGTGTCGTTATAATCAACATTTATAGTTGAGGCAAAGACATTAAATTTTTTAGGTATTTTCATTTCAATTAATTTTAATCCGTACATAAGCCTAACACTAAATAAAGCTGCATTAAGCAACGCAGTTTATTAATCTCGTTATGGGGCATTAACCCGGCCCGTCAAAAAGGTCAACTTTCCTTGTCTGCTCTTCAATTTTTATTAAAGTAGTTTTAATGTGCCTTAATTCAGTTACAAAATCATTTATATCATATTCACTATCAAGCTTTTTAAACTCTCTAACTTCAACTATTTCACCTGCCCCCATAATTCCAGTACCTTCGTAATTATTTCCTCTCGGGTCAACTCCTTTAATAAAAGCTTCACCTGTTACTTTTTCTGCCCAGCTCTCAAATTCCCACTCAATTACTTTTCTGGTTTTTAACAGCCAATGTCTAACATTTTCCCATTGCTCAAATGTTTCAGGGTCTAAACTTTGCTCACACATAGCCTGTATTTTCTCAATGGCTGAAAAATCATTATACTTAAAACGCCCCATAACACTAAATAAATCAATATTATTAAACTTATGCTCGTGCTGTTTAATAGCCACATTTGCTATTAGCTCAGGTGTCCATTCGGGTTTTAAATAACCCTCTCTATGGTCTTCGTAATGCTTAATAAATTCAATTATGGCTTCTTTTATTTTCGCTTTCATAATCATTATCTGTTAAATTCGTTTAATTACATTGTTTATCTTCACCATTACCAATAATGCTACCTATCAGTTTTATATTCAAGTTCCTCATTCATAAACGCAAAAAATAAATTCTGCAATTCGTGAACATATCTTAAAGGCTCTAATATTAAGTCAGAAAATTGGCTTTTAAGTGTTGCCACTATTTCACTTCCGTATATTTCAAAATGCAATTCTGCTTTCATTTTTGGTAGTGGTAGCCAATAAGGTGTTAATCCATTATGTCTTACTCCTAAGTATTTCAATTGCTCAGGGTTTAATTGTATTGGCTTAATATCTTTGTAATATTCTCCTGTGTGAAATCCTTTAAATTGCACCACATCAGTTTTTAGTTCACTTATTTCAAACACCTTATTTTTATCACCCAATCCTTCTGAATGTAGAGCCGTTGGTTCAATTGTCACCAAGTTTCCTATTCTAAATTTTTTTGCTTCCATTTTTCTGTTATTAAAATTCATTTATAATTAACCGCACATATTGGTAACAATGTATAAAATGCAGTTTTGATAAAAACAAAACCGACATCTTATACTCAACGTTAGGGCTTAATCGCCTGCATTAACCACTGATATCGCTGCATCTGAAGCGATCTTGAAACCTCTTTTAAACACCTCTATACTAAGATCACTTATTTTTGATTCTATTAGTATGATCGTTGCCATATTATCAGTTAATTCTAACAGTTCGTTTCTAATCTCAAGTTTAATTTGGTCTTCTGTTTTCATAGCTCCTCCATTACGTCATTATCCTCCCAATGCTTCTCAATCATTTCATAGTGCTCGTCTTTGATTGGCACCAAATTACCCTCGTTTTTTTCTAGGTCGACCACCTTGATTATTTGAGTATATTTTGATTGATATTCTAACTCCTCATCAAAATAAATAAGTGCTGTTATCATCAGCATCTTATCAAGTACCTCTATTTCTACAGTTCGTTCCATTATAATGTTGCTTTTAATCCGTAAGATTTCATTAATTTGGCCCCACTAGACAAAGCTGCTTTGGCCCAATGTTGGCCCTCTTTATCAATACGAAAGAAGATTTGCATACCATTACTTTCTTTATGAAGCTGCTTGTATTGTCTGGAGTTTACTTTTACTGGAAGATATTTTCCCATTTTGTTGCTCTCTTTTTGTGTAATTCAAAGTAACAACAATTATTTTTTATTACCTAATTTTAGTAATAGTTTTTTAGAACTACCTAAATTTTATCAGGGGCTTTGAGACTCCAAGGCCAACAAATGGAGAAAGCCCAGAACTGGATATGCCATAACCAAACGTCAAAGATATTGACCATTTGTAGGGCTGTTCCCTTATTGTTAAACTAGTAATACCAGATATAACAGTTTTAGGGTTTGCGTTAACCACTCTAACCGTGTGCTCGTAATTAGAAAATATGTTTTTTCGATGGGTAGTATTAAGGACGCTCAGGCTATCGAAGATCGAATAGGTGTATTTGTACCGTTGATCAGGATAGAAGCTTGCTGATAGCTGAAAGAATGGCTCCTGAATTAAAATTCGACCAATAGTATAAACTGTGTCGCTCTCTAAAATTGTAACCGTATCAATTACGCCTATTCCTGATCCTTCAGTTCTTTGAGCAATAAATAAAGCCGATTGTAAATCTTTGGTTTTAACGCCCATTTTTTTTAGGCTGTCTTCTAACCAATTGTACCCGTTTAGCAAACTTTTTAAGTCTCCTTTAGCTCTGGTTTTCTCAAACGCCAATTTCCCATTGTCTAATTTTACCTTTTCAATCGAGGCATTTTTCTCTTTAATGATCCAATCACGGCTTTTGACATCGTTTTTTAATCTACTCTTAGATATCTGACCATACACAAGTAAGGCAATTAAGCAGATAATAATGATAATCAGAGTCTTATTCATTTTTTTGAATTCACATATTCAATAATAGAATTAGCCAAATGGTTCGCTATTTTTTCCCTTCCAGCTGTTGAGGAAATGAAAGCCAAGTCCTTTTTATTGTCCATAAACCCAAACTCAGGGAGCACCCACGGGCACTTAGTATGTTTTAGAATGTAGAAATTTGCCTCTTTGTCTGGATCTCCGTCAATCGTATCTTTGCGCCCTCTAAAATTAGGAAGGTCACGCATTGCGTTATTATACATTAATGTAGCTATCTTGTCGCTTTCGGTTTCTCCTTTTGAGGTGTATATCTCATATCCTGTTCCTCCTCCAGCGTTTGCATGTACCGAAACACCAAAGCACTCAAACCCGTCCATCTTAGATGCTCTATTACATCGATCAGGGAGGGAAATATCTTCTATTTCTGTAACTAGGACAAGTGTTTCAACTATACCAGATAATAATTTTTCGACCCTTCTGACTATATCTCTATTGAATTCAAACTCTCTGAATAGAACATCGTTCCCTTTTGTTAACATACCTTTTGGGCTTCGTTTCCCAGGCGTATTAATTCCGTGTCCAGCGTCAAGTATTACTATCATTTAATTTTGTCGTTTATTTTATTCATCAACCCTTTCATATCTTCCATTAATCCAGTCTGTTTTGATTCAATTTCAATGAATTTTCCATTTGATTCAATGAATGCAATTACTAGCTTTTTAATTGTGAACCCCATTGCAATGGTTAACCCGATTAAAAATACTATAAAAATTCCACTCAATCCATAATCATTTGCAAGGTGATTAGAGGCATCTGTAACGGCTCCAGTGGTTGATTCTAATACTCCCTGTTGTTGACTAGACATATATGAGAATGATTTAAACGCCACAAAATTTAGTATTAACACCATAAACAATATTAATAATCTCTTAAATTGCTTTTTTACTCTTTTTTGTTTTTGCATTATTCTAAATTTTTATAGCTCCTTTATGGCGTGGCATTGCCAATATGTTAATATTTGCGCTCGTTATTAACTTAATAATATCGTTCATTTCTGTTTCGTTTAAATCCTCAAACGGTATGGGATATTCTACAAAACAATCTTTTTTAACAATTCCCTGCATGTAATAATATTTAACACCAATATATGCGGTGTTATTGCATTGCCTACCTTGTGAAATTTCAAATTCGGGTGAATCTATTATTAAATCGTTAGGCCCCATTATAGGTGCTGGTATTTTTACTATTCCGTTAATTTTATATCGTTGTGCCATAATTAAAAGTGTTTTCTACAAATTATATAACTTCTGTTTGTTGTTTTAGCTTCTATTGGGTTTGCTAATTGTGCATTGTTAGAATTAAATGGAGCGCGTGTTGTATTATTAGGTACTGTATTCGATAGTTTTAAATTTGCTGCAATATTAAAAGGGGCATAATTCAATAAAGAACCGCTAGCTATGCCATAGTTACAAATTGATATTATTTGATTTGTATTAAACAAAAACCATCCATCAAAACCGCCCTGTAATGATGCTAATGATTCGTCTATTGCCTCTTCCCAATTTTTTGAGTTCGCACCTTGTACTATTCGATATATCATTAAACCCGAATCATTATCTATTACTAAGTCATCTCCATAGACTTGCAATCCATTTATATCCGTGAATACATTAGTATTACCAAATGAGTTTGCGTTCCCTAATGTGAAAAAATCTGTTTTACTATTTTGAACCTTCAAAGAATTAGCAACTCTAACAGGGGCGAAAATAGTTGCTTCTATATCAGCATCGTCACCAGTTCTAAACACCGTGGTTTGTCCCGTTGGTTTTGGATAATTATAACCCCGGCCATATTCGGCTATCTGCTCATCCCATCCAGTAGGAATTGTACTAATTACTTTTTGAGACGTAATTACATCAACTCCTCCATTTTTCGTTATGACCGCTACACCACCCATTAGATTATTGTTAGTCCATCAAATGCAATAGTAATTAATTTACCAGCTGCATTTACCCACGATAATTCATAGTAATAAGTATCCTCTTCAAACAAACCAATATCTGTATCATAATCACTGTTCCAAGTAATAACATTACCAGATACCTCGACTCCTGGATCTCCTTGATCAATAGTGACTAATAGTTCCGTTCTTTTTTGAACCTTTCTAGGCGCATATATTTTTAAAAACAAATCTGTTAACCCTGTGAAATCATAAGGCGTTGCCGCTGCAGGAGGAACCGCTTTATTAAAAACTGTGAATATAAATCCATCAGGACCATTGTGCATTTGTAGTTCCAAACACAACGACATTCCGATATAAACTTTATTGCAACTCATATTAATTAGTGTCTCGTATTGTATAATCAACAAAAATTTTCATAGGACTATCTCCTGTTATAAAATCATTGTCTGCATCTACTGTTAATGCAGTGTTATGTGTTATACTTCCTGACGAATTTGTAAATTTTACCGTTCTGTCCACACTTGCAAAAAGAGGGTTTGAACCAAGCGTAGAAGCCTCTTTTCCTCCAACTTTTAAATTAACATCATAGCTACCTCCTCCCGATGCTACATAGTCAGATGATTCGTAATCTAAAAACAAACTAGCAGACTTTATTTCAATATACTTTCCTGCTCCGGGAGCAGCCACTATTTCAATTGGAGTAGTATTCAATGACTTTATTTGAGAAGTCGTTAATTGAATTTCTGCTGTAATAGTGCTCGCCTCACTTGCTTCTAGTGCCTCAATATCATCTGCATGTGAATTGATCACCTCTTTTACCTCTTGTCCATTATCTCCAGACCATTTATTATTCTCTGGAGCCCCACTAGGATTCAGTGTTGATTTATCTACGTATGTGATTCGTTGTGACATAATGTTGTTGTTTTAATTCGGGTTTACCAATGACCCTTCTGCTATTATTGTTAAATCATCGAGACCCACCAAATTATCCTGAACTAACATTTGCAAGTCTTCACCTGGTCCAATTCTTAGTGTTGTACCCATTTTATTTTGTCCTGCAAAGGTTAGTCGTGCAGCAAATCCATCTTGTCCTTGTCCTGCTGCAGTAAAAAATTCAAAATCAAATGCAATATTGGCTATATCTCCGTTTGTCTTGACATTGAAAATGTTTTTAAATTCCCCGTCTATTCTTCTAAATACAAGTCCTTTAACAAGTGCCGCCAAATCACCAAATTCTGCCAGTGTTCCGGCTGTGGCTGTCTTACATTGAATGATAATTCTAGTACAATCAAATTCAATCTCAATTCCTTGACCTCCTCCCCTGAGTGCAAATATTTGCGTTGTACTTGATCCATCGACTGACATGTCTTCTATTCCAGCATCTACAAATGATCCTGCAGGGAAAGCAAAATCTAAAGGAGTGTCCAATGAAATAGTCGTTGATGCAATGACTAAAATTTTAGAAAAATAAAACCGCTGTGAATCTATATTGAATATTGTAAAATGCTGACCTACGACCAATCCTGTAGCACTAACAACTTCCACATCTGTATCACCAATTGATGCTGGATTTGCGAGTGATGTTAGTGCCTTTGATTGTGTAAAAAAAGCTATAACCGGTGGCGTTGTTTCATCTTCAATTAAAATGCTTCTATTAGACCTGAAAAAATTATCATCTAACTCAAGTGCGAACTGTTCCAATGTCAACGAAGAGGGATCAATAATTTCTCCTCCTTTTCTTATTAGTTCCGTAAACTCTACCTTTCTAAATAGGTCTGCTGGCGCATCGTTTTTGTTTCCAAACGCAATAATAACTCCCCCGTCTACTGTTTTAGTGTCTAAACCGTCCACTCTTAGATTTTGGCTTAGTGATCTTACAAATACATCACTATCATCTAATATATGTATGTTGTCGTTTTCTGCTTTCTTCAGTTTCATATTGCTAATTTATTTAATTCCCACGGCTTTTGCGTCAATATCAGCATTAATTCCAGCCATTACAGACTGAACCTCCACAACAGGGGTCGGCAATCCTTTGACTATTTCAGATGCAAGCCGGCTAATGTCGCTCGCTCCAAGTCCTCCGACTGGTCCACCTTGCTGTAAAAATCGAGATGAATTACCAAACATAGACGCGCCTCCAAATCTCTCATTCACTCCTGAAAGCAATGCTAGTGCTGGATTTGTGGCTTCTTTTTTTGTTACAAACAAACCCTCATCCCCTTGCATATTAGCAACCAACTTTCCACCTACATGGATGTTTTCACCGCCTTGCGCGTGTGATTTTCCTCGTATAACCGTACCAAATACACCACCCCCTTGTGCGAATTGAGGGGCTTGAGGCGGTTGCTGTGTTCCTACTGCAATCGCTTGTAATGCTCCTGCAGCCAATACGACTCCAGACGCAATTAAATTAGGTAAAACTTTTGCGGCTGCTACCGCTGTGCTAATCGCTATTTCTACCAATGACGCTTTTTTGTTTGCATTAAATTCAGCTAATGCGATTGCGTGTTGTTCTAATGCAAATTTCTTCTCTAATTCTATGCTTTTTTTGTCGAACTCGTCTTGTGATATAAGTCCGTTATCGAGATTTTGCCTTAATTGTGCCTGTTCATCCTGATGTTTTAATTCAAGTTGTGTCGATTCATCGTCAAACTCTCGTTCCCTTCGATCAGATGCAACATCAAAAGCTAAACTGATTGCATTACTAGCAGCGTCTAAAGCTGCTTTTACTATTTCTTTTTTTGTTTCCTCTTTTTCCTCAAGCTTCTCAAGTTCCTCAGCCGTTTTTTTATCTCTGATTTCTTGTAACTTTTCAAGATTTGCAAACAAACGGTCTCTTTCTTCTTCTGCGGCCTCTTCCTGTCTTTCGATTTCTAATTCTTCACGCTCTACTTTTTCAGCATTCAGGTCTTTTTCTGCTTCTGCTAAATCAGATATTACGAGTCTTCTTTCTCTAATTACTTCAAGCAATCGACCTTCTATAATTTCAGATAATTCAAGATTTCTAATCTTATCATTGAGTGCTTTTGTATCGGTCTCGTTTATTAAATCAATTATATCTATTTGCTGTTTGCTAAATTTTTGAAGAGTTGAAACCTGTTCATCGAACGCGTTTTCTGATTCTTTAGTCAACCTACCTAGAAGCAATATTCTTTCTTCTAATGGTTTGTCAGTGTCGGCAATCGCCTTTTCTGTAATCGTCTTAAAGTTGTCAAACCCATCAATTAAAATATCTAAATCTTTTTCTAGCCTATCTTGTTTTAGTTCCGATCTTACTTTTTCATTGTCTCTAATAGCTAACGTTAATTCGCTTTCAAGTTCAATTTGCTTTACTGCTGCTTCTGCCTGTTGATCTAATAAATCCCTTACATCCTTACCCTGTGATTTTGCTAATAACAATCTTTCATCTGCGATTCTTTTTTCCAGATTTGCTTCTTCTAACCTTAACGCTAACGCATCTTCTAGTGCTATTCTAGCCGCTGCCGCTGCTGTCTCACGTTCTTTAAATGATTTAGTTGCGTCATCTGCTATTGATTGCAATAATTCAGATTCACCCTGAAGCAATGCAACTGCTTTTGAGCTTTCTCTGCTGAGCGATCTTAGACTTTGTTCTAGTTGTTTTATTTCCCTTCCTTTATCAAACGCCCTTGCAATTTCCTCTCCCAATCCTTCAAACGCCCCAGTTGCTTCATCAAGTGCCCCTGCAAAATCTCCTTGGAAAAATTTAACTATTGCCCCGCCTAGTTTTGCAAGCCTTCCTATTACAGTGTCGAGAACGGCCTGAACTCCTGCAAAGATGGGTTCTAAAAATGCTACATTATCTCCAAGAGATGCGAACAATCCTACCAAAGAAACAACTGCTGTCACAATTAATCCAATAGGATTAGCCAACAATATTTTTCCGAAACTTATAAACTTCTTGCCAATATCTAATATGGAACCACCAAGGCCGCCCGTTGCTCCTCCTGCTTCTTCTACTTGACCAGCATAATCTCCTATTGATGATTTAAACAAGTTTGCAGATTTGTCAGCTCCTATTATTTCAGTTTGATTTTCTGCAATCTGATCGTTTAACGCTTCGAATTTTTTTGTTCCTTCTACCGTTGATTTATCAAGGCTGTCCCTTGTTTTTACTAGCTTACTAGTTTCTGCCCTTAGAGCATCTAATGAATTAGCCTGTAGTTTTGAAACCTTAACGGCCTGAGTTCTTTCCCGATTAAGGTCTTTTATTCCATCTTTTAGATTAAGATTTGATTTTTTAAGTGTCTCAATCTGTTTGGCATTTTGATTTCTAAGCTTTTCGGCTTCCTTGCTTGTAATTATTCCCTTCTCTTGTTCTTTATTTATATCCTTTTGACTTTTTTCAAGCTCCTTGATCTGTTCATTGTTCTTTTTTAATGCAGATTGTTCAGCTAATAGAGCATTTGTCGACCTTTCAACAGCAGCTATTGCAGCATCATTGTCAATGTCAACCTCTATTAATGTTACTTTCTTGTTAAAATCTGCCATTGTTAAGGGGTGTATAACACTTTAAGTTTTATATCATCTGTATGTCGTGACGTTGGGAATAACCAAGTGCCCCCACTATCCAAAGAAATAAATTGTGTTCCGTCTGTATAAATATCTGAAACAGTTTTGTTTACCATAAACTGAAAATTATTAGAACCATCCAACGTTACAGCAGAAACATATCTAAAAACAATAGCATACTGATCATTATTTATAAGGCTTAGTCCACTAAAATTAAACGCTTCCTGATAACTGTTTTGAACCAAACTAGAGGCTTGAATAGTATTTGATGAAGTCCCAACGATTGACGTATAGTCTGGAACTCCTGCTATTGTCTCGCAAATTTCACATATAATAACACCGTCTGGAGATCCGCTAATTATTCTAACATACATCTGTACACACATTTCACTATGATAAGTAGGGCTTATTATAGTTTGTGCTAAAAATGTGGTTATGACAGATATAACACTGCTTGTGCTTACTATTGTGGAAAACGTTTCAAGTAGCAATAATTTTTTAGCGCTCACTTTCGCTCCTCCCCCTACTAGAAGCATTACACACTTTAGCGTAGTTAATTCGCCTGGAGAAAACCCCTCTATTTCGGAAACAAAGAAGTATGAACCTATATCTGAAACATAAACGACTGGTCTTTTTGTCATTTCCTTAAAATCAGTTGTAGTAAATACACCCTTTAAAGATAACAATCTTTCACG